TGATCCTAGAAAACAATTCGTTTGATTAATATTGTCTTATGTGAATTTATCCATAAGTTACTTATACATGCCATTGCATGTATCTAGCAAGTTAATATCAAACCCCAACAGGCAAGTTCGACTAGATTCCTGAACACCTATTTTATAGGTTGGAGAGTGTAACCGTATATCTTATACATCGGGTCTCCAATATCTAGTACCGGCGTTATTCGTTCGAAATCAATACCAGAACGTCTAATGCCACCCCCTTACCGTAACATCCATTTTCCAATACCCCCTTACTTAATTATTCTATCTTTAATCTGCTTAGATTTTTGAAACATGAATTTTTATTATATCCATTTAGAAAGTCCACATATTCCACTAATTTGAAAAGCCATTTTAGTTTTGTGGGAGGTTGATCACCTCGGATAACATTTGTACATCTTTGAATTGATGACCACCAATTAGTAAAATCAGACTTAGGCCATTGGCTACTTATGCAAGACTAAACTTACCGTTAAATCCGACCTCTATAAGTGTAAGTTTTGAGCACCGCAGAATAGTCAGGAATGACAACGTTCATTTCCTGTAGATGGGACTGCAGTCAACCGTTAGTTGACACTAGACTTGATTCCAAAGTTATGTTAGATAAGTGATTTTGTATGAATGAAAAAGATAAATTGTCTGTTTACATGGGTACGCAAATAAACCCCTCTGTATGAATAGCAGGCGTAGAGCAGCAGGTGTGAGGACTTCCCGTTTAGGGAACATCATAAATTGTTGAGTACTGTGAGGAGCTCTATAATCTCGACCAGAACCCAAAAAACCATGAATTATTTGCAAAAAACCGGTCGGAACCCCCCAGAAGTTGAGACGAAGGAGATTTGCGTTAGTGAACGCATGGAATTAATATTCGATATTAAGCAAAGGAAAATCTCAATGTTTGAGAAAGAATTACCTTCTTTGTTTAATGTTTCGGATGTGTCCATTTCTACTGGACTTATTCCAACGCCCGACGAGGCTATTGACAAGCTCGTTGATGTGGATGTTATGAAAGCAGTTAGGCTGAGTGAGACTACTCGCCTTGTTTCCATGCTTTTAAGGAGACATCCAAGTTTGAACGTTAAGCAATTGTTTTCAGCTTACGTTCATTATGAGACCAAGTTTATGTACAACATTAAGTGTGAATGTTGTTCGCATATTTGGGATCAGACATGTGGTTGCCCTTCATCGCTTGAGAGCGATTGTGTTACCAAGTGCAAACACATACCCCACCCTATTCAGAGAGTTGATCATTATTTGCGTTCAATTGACTATTTCTATCGAGTCATTGATGCTTATAATCATGATAATTTGCATTGTATCGACGTGATTCTACCGTTGATGGCAAGGCATCATCTACTTGACCGTTATTATTTGTTAAGAGATGTCATTTTCTCTACTGAACCCCTAGCTATCCTCCCTTTTATGGATGTGTCTTCATTTATACCCAAGATACCCATTAGAGTGGAGCGTGAGACCATGGATGGTCTCAAGGATGTAGCCCAAAACGTCAAGGTAGACGTGCCCGGAATTGATAGAGTCGCTGATGCTATATCCAATGCGACGCTCAGAGTTCCTGACATGACCAATCTCGCCGATTCCCTTGGAAAGCCTTTCACTTTGGACATCCCTGCTTTGACGTCGTTTACCGATGCCATTAAGGGAATGTTTGATTACCAGAAAGCTTTTGATGCCCTTTTGTTGACATTTACAGGTCGTATTGGAGCATTCAAGTGGATCAATGATTTGATTTCCGACCAATATGAGATTGTTCGCGATATTGGAGTCTTGGCCGCCTTTGTAGGAATAGAGTTGTTCCGTAGAAGCAATGCCAAGATTTCGCAGTGGTGGAAGCATGCTTTGGCCGCTATTTGTGTCGGCATGTCTTTCAAGTGTAGCAAAGCCGTTCAAGTTTTTATACTTGGTTATTATTCTACGAGCTATCTCATGGAGATCTATCGTTATTTGACCTCTAAGTCAGATGAAGAAGAGATTACTGTTTGTAAGGCTCATGCTGAATTCACTGTTCAAGAAGAACGTAAATTCGGTAAAGGAATTATGACTACTATGATTACTATTGTTACTGGCATTACCTCCGTTATTACTTTGGCTTCTATAGCAAAGTCTTTGTCTGTTTTTCAGACTATAGTTAATGGTGGCAGATTCATGTTGGACACCGTTTTGGAGTTTTTCGTCGAGTTTTGTGGTATGCTTGAGTCTAAGACTGGCTATGGCTGGTTTAAGAACATGTATCACAAGCATCAAGACCTTTTGAACCTTATCGATTGGTTTCGAAGTATTGATGATAAGCTCGTTGAGCAAAAACCCATACCCAAACGTGAAATTGATGCCTTTTACGTGAAGAAGAATGAGCTTCGAGAGTATCAGAGAAGGACCAGACCCACTGCTGGATCAGGAACCGTTTTGAATCTCTTGAATGTCGCTGACAAGATAGTTAAAAATCTTGAGTTGAGTTTGAGAGTTTCTGGTTATATCGGTGAGCCTTGGAAAATGGCTCCCGGTAGTACCATGGTTATTGGTCCCCCCGGTTGTTGCAAAACCACTGGAGTTAGAATTTTGCAAGACATTCAAACCAAATTTCTGTATGGTGATGAATTCTATCAGAGTTACAAAGCTAATAAGAAGCTCTATGTGTACTCTGTCAAATCAGGAGCCGCTTATTGGGATGCTTATCACAATGAGGTTATCCACGGAAATTGGGATGATTTTGGCCAGACTCGAAAGGCTACAGATGCAGATAAGTGTGCCTACACCAAGTTTGTTGACTGCGGTAGTAACGAGCCTTTTTACGTCAACATGTCCCAAGCTGAAAAGAAGCAAACCGTTGAGTACGGAGCGCATTGGAACTGGGTTACCAGCAACATGCACACTTTTGACAGCAATAACACGTTCTTGACTGACTCTGAAGCCTTTTGGCGTCGAATGTACAATATGCACGGCTGTGCTTGGAGGTTCGATGTTCGTGAGGATTGCCGGATCACAGCGGACATGGAAGCTGCGGATGGTGATACCATTATTACCAACAATGAGAGCATTGCCAAGTGGGGCTATATAGTTAACAATAAGACGAAGGGTCTGACCAATTTTGATCCGAAAATCCCAGTTATCTCATCTTGGGACTGTAGGTCGGGCAATGGAAAAGCTTCTGGAGACTATATGCACTTTATGATCAATGGGAAGCCCACTATTAAGCAGTTTACTTGGGAAGAATTCGTTCCGTACCAACTCAAAACCGCTCGATCCTGGTTGAGCAAGGAGAAGGCCAAGTACGCCAATATGTGCGACTTGGCTGAAGATCCTGCTGTCAATCCCATGTTGAATGAAGAAACGGGCATTAAACCCCATATGGAAGAGAGCAAGATATCCGAGTTTTTTCTTGGCATGTCAGACGATTTGAAAGCTCAAGTTTACAAGGCTTTGAACAGCAATCATTTGCAGACACCCATCGGTACCATGCCAACTCTGAAAGAGTGTGAAGGCGACCTTGATCTCTTCGTGGATGCTTATATTGAGCATATGCTTAAGGCCGCAAAGTTCTATGATAAGGATCATGGAGCCAATTTCTCGAACCATATTGCAGCTACCCTCTGGGGCAGACTAATGGGTAAAAGATGGGCTAAGTATTATGAGTCTGAGGGCTCAGAGCTGATTCAATATTGTGCTGATGCGATTGCAGATTTAAGCGGTCACTTCATTACAGCTTCAGCTGCTCATGTGATTGTCTCTGATCTCACCTTAACCGGCTTGTATCCCACTATTAAGGTTCAAGTTTTGAACTTGTGTGATCTATTCACTACCATTGCCGAGTTGATTGAGGTGTGGAATGTCACTCTCAAATCTGTTGTTGGTATTCTTACCAATTCAGACGTTGAGTGGTGGGCCGCTTGCAAGATGTCTTGTGGAGCCATTTGCAAGGCTAGCCGCTACACCGCGATGGCCATGCTTCGGGAAGCCTATAATGAGTGGTCGATGATAACCACCTTTAGAAACTTGCCGCTGGACCTCATCTGTTCTGCTTTATCTGGTATTATATTTGGAGTCGCCATGTTGCCGGATGTCGTAGAAGAGATCGAGCCCTTTGCTGAGGAGTATGAGCATGCTAGGGCTATTAAGAACCCTTTGAAAGCTCGCTGCAGAACCAGTAAAAAGGAGCGCATTGTTTGTCCCTGTGCCCCGTGCAAAGCTTGGCTTAAGGAGTACGCGGAGACTCGTGCTAAATCAGATGAGAATATCGTGTGTGAACTTCCCAATATTTCTATAATTGATCCACATGCCGATTCCAATGATCGTGATCTTGCCAAGTCGGTTTTCACGCGCAATGTCTTCAATCTGAGTTTTTACACAGGTGAAGTCATGATTGATACCGGCGTTAGAGGCATGCTTTACCCGAAGCCCGAGACTAGGATCAGTTCGATAAACATGACTGTGGTCAATGATTGTCTCGCTTTCACTATGGATCATGCTATTTTTAAATTGGTTTCTGATACTATGACACGAGCCTTTCCTCATATGAAAGTTGTCATTAGGGATTATAAAGGAGCTCGAGATTCTGTTAAGGATATGAGTGATATGAAGTGGATCTTGCAACCCGAGATCGATCGTGCTTGGTGGTTCAATGATCCCAAGGGCATGAGAGATTGGGGAGGAGGAATTAAGGGTATTGAGCACCATTTTATTTCTGAAAAGGACCTGCCCCCTCGCTTCGCTAAGATGTATCGGATGAAGTTTGAGCATGCCGTTGATAAGGTTGTTTACACCGAAGACGAAAGGAGTTTCCCCGTGACTACTAGTTATGTTGCTTATAGCACTAGCACTGGGGTCAAGGAATCTCCTGGCATGACGACTAGTGAGTTGAGCGATATGGCTGTTGGCATTATTAAGCCAGGTCAAGTCGTTGAGGAAAAGAAGTTTTATGCCCATAGATCAGCTTATGCTATTAACGTAGCTACTGAGCCCGGTATGTGTGGCATCCCTTTAATCACTAATGACTCGAGTCATCCTCATCCTAAGATTTTTGCTGTTCTTTGCGGAGGGTCCAAAACGACTTCATTCGCTTGTGGCATCACTCGGGAGCAGATTGACGAAGTTATGCGCTTGTGTAATGCCAAGGCTTTTGATACCACCCTGCTCCCCTATTCCATTGTTGAGTACAATGGTATTAACCCCAAGTTCGACGTTCTTGAAGTCCGCCAGGATACCCATACCATGGCTGACAGGACGTCGCTCACCAAGACGGCTTTCGCGGCTGTTCTTAGTGAACTCACGGATCGTGTTCCAACCCATTTGGCCCCTGTAGTTAAGAAGGGACCTGATGGGTTGTTCGTCGAAGACGGTTTGAACATAACCCGTGACAAGTATCTTACCCATGCTGCTTATTACAACAAGCCAATTTTGAGGATGGCTGCTGTTAAACTGGGTCAATTGATGGATCAGGCTGCTGGTCCGGGCAAGCGTGCCTATGTCATGACAGGCCTTGAGGCTGCTAATGGGGCTATGGGAGAGCAAGCCATGAGCACGAGTACGTCTCCAGGAGGCTATTGGATTCTGAAGGGCGTGACAAAGTCGATGATTGTTAAGAGACTAGACGAGTCTACTCTCGACTTTTCTTCGCCCGATGGCCAAGAGTTTTTACGGGTTCTCAACGAGAGTATTGAGAACAGGAAAAATAGGAAGATATCCATTTCTTTCGTTAACGAGTTCCCTAAAGACGAGGCTCTCCCATACTGCAAGGTCTGTGAAGGTAAGTGCCGCTTGGTATGTGGCATGGACGGACATGAGATTTTGGCTGACAAGTGTTTCTTTGCTTGTTTTATGATGGTTGCAAAGCGTGTTGCTTTGACCATCGGTGTTCTCATTGGTTATAACGTGTACGACGAAGACCATATACGTGCTCTCATGTTGAAAATTTTTAATAGGATTTACGACTTGGACGCGAGCGCGTGGGACACCATCATGATCCAGATATTGCTTGAGGCATTTAAGATCGTGGTTAAAATTGTTTTGCATGATGCTACTGAAGAGCATCTAAATGCCATTGACACCTGCATTGAGCAGTATTACCATTACATTCATCTGGCTCACATTC